ACTAAATCTTTTGCCTTAATAGGCTCATACACCCTAACTTTGTTAGTGTTTATTGTTAAACACAATACGACGTAGTCGGATAGTAATGGACTTTTGACTAATGGATCGTTCTTCTGAAACATCCATGAAAGACCGAATTGATTAGCCGTTTGTAACAGTTGACTTTTAACGTGAAGGTTATGAGCGTTATTTACGATCATGTCGGCATCGTAAGACTTGTTTCTGCTTTTGTATATGCCTACGTCAGGCTGAGTGCACTCTTGATTCATTTCTGTGTACGTAAGCCATACTGCGTATTCAGCTAATTTACCATAGTAAATATCTTGTTTAATCTTACCAGGATTGTCTTGACCACGTCTTTTATATTCTGCTTTGTTAGTTCGATAGCACTTTTCCGCAAAGTCAATAATCTGTAACTTGTACGTATTATCCATCGTTACTTCTCTGTGCTTCATGTCTATTAAGTTTAGTATTGAATCTTTATGGAATATACGTATATTTTTGACACCATGAGTAGCAAAAAAGACCCAAAACTTACAAGGTACGGAGTAAGTGGCTATAACAAGCCTAAACGGACTCCAAGTCATCCTACTAAGTCTCATGTTGTAGTAGCAAAAGTGGGCAACAAAGTAAAGGTCATACGCTTTGGTCAACAGGGTGTATCAGGTGCGGGCAAGAACCCTAAGACTAAGGCTGCAAAAGCTAGACGCAAATCCTTCAAGGCTAGACACGCAAAGAACATAGCTAAAGGACGTATGTCAGCAGCATATTGGGCGGATAAAGTAAAATGGTAACGTTATGCCTCTTCAGCGTGGTTCTTCACCAAATATTATTCAGCAAAACATTCGACAACTTATCAAAGAGGGTTATACGAAGCAACAAGCTATCGCTATAGCCCTACAATACTCAAGAAAGTAATGATAGACACCTCAAAGTTATATTCCGTATCCAAAGACGCTGTCGAAGACATCGTAATGAAAGAAACTCGTCACCCGTATTATAGCGTGGTTCTTGACCGAGCCAAAATCATGAACAGTTGGTTCCAAGCGGAGTATGACGAGTACACAGCCATTTCTAGCACGGTCTTTTCTGATAAGTCTTATATCATTGACCAGAGCAGTATTGAGTCGGATGAAGAATACAGAGAGCGTTTAGGTCGAATGAAGCTGTTCCCACTGGAGCAGAAGTTCTTCTCGGCACAACAGCGCATTTATGACGAGAACAACGTCAACCGAATGTACCCTGACAACAAGGATTTCTGGAAGTGGAAGGAAACGAATTTTGATGATGCAGGGTGTTCCATCACCGAGTTTTACCGAGACAAGGTTCTCTTCGTAAAAGAGGTTCTTGGATTCGGTGCTGTAGTAACCGATCTTATGATAGACGGTAACGGAAACCCTGTTACCGACACAGACGGCAACGTAGTTCCTTACAACTTTGTTGTGCGTCCCCACGAAATATGGAACTTTCAAGTGAAGCAAGGCGCTCTCACGTTGCTTGTTACTAGGCAAATGTATTATGACCTAGACAACGTTAAGAAGCATAAGTGGACTGCCTACACACCTGAGTACATCTGCGTGTACATCGAAGAGAACGGGAAGAAACAAAAGACTCTGGAAATACCTAATCCATTCGGAGAAGTTCCAGCCACGCTACTTAAGGGTCAGACGGATGCTAACAGTTCGTTCATTGTAGGTAAGCCCCGTAGATATTCCCTTAAGGGTATGTACCTAGCTTCTTCTGAGTTGTTTTATGACCTAAAGAAGGGTTCTGAACTGTTCGGGCATCCTATTCCTGTTCTCACAGATTCAATAGTTCGGTCTCTAGCTGGTGTAGCTGATGACGATCAATACGACTCTCGTACCATCAAAGAGGGTGTGGGTATGGCTATCATTATTCCTGATGACCAGCAAATACCTAGTAACATGTTATATCAAGCTGATATGCAGGGCTTGCAACACCTTAGAGATGTAATTTTTGGTGACTTGATGTCATTAATATTCTCTATGGCTCAGGTTCGGGACAAGTCCATTGTTAAGAGCAATGTATCAGGCTCCGCTAAGAGATTCGATAACGTAGAAGAACAAGGGTTACTAGCTTCTACGGCGATGGATATGGAAATGATAGAGATGCAGGTGCTTAGAAGAATGGCTAAGGTTCGTGATGAGGACTACGAAGGATACGGTGTAACCTATTCGAAACATTACGACTTGTCTAGTGCGGATGAGATATTCCAAGACATTACCGAGGGAATGCAGTACCACGCAATGTCCCTACCTCTCATCAAGAAGTTGACCAGTGAATATATGCGCAAGCGTTCCATGCCTCAAGAAGATATTGAAGAAGTAATGCAACATTTTGATGATTATGGTATGCCCAAAACGGCTACTGACTTAAGGAATTTAGTGGATATTCTTCCACAAGAAGAACTTCAACGCCAAGCACAAGTTGGTATTGAAACACAAAGCGAGCAATAATTAACTTATAATCACATTATGAGCGAACAAAACATAGAGCAAGTTGAAGCTCCTGATTCAACACTAGAGGAGACAACCTCACAAAACACCGTACAATCACAACAACCAGAATTCGACAAAGACAAGTTCTTTCGTGGTGCATACAACGAAGGAAAAAGTAAGGTCGAAAAGGACGTTGTAGGAAAGTTCTCTGAATTACTGGGAAACAACGTTGAGTCATTGGATGATGCTTTTTCGCTAATCCAACAGACACTTCAACCCAAGCAAGAAGAGAAGGGTGAGTCTGAAAAGTTGCGTGAGCTATTGCAACAGTACCAGCAAGAAGCTGAGTCTGCAAAAGAGCAACTCATGATGACTCAAATGGAGAATCGCATAAACACTGAGTTTCAATCAGCGTTTGGTGCACTTCAACAAGATAATGAACTGACTTTACGCCAAGACTATGTAGAACAACTGTTCTATAACGAGTACGAGATAGAGGAGTCTAATGGGGAGTTTTATGCCGTTAAAGACGGTGTTCCTGACCTAGACGAACAAGGCAACAGAAAGTCAGTGGCTAACTCACTCGTTGAGTTTGCTAAACAATTTGCGAAACCCAAGAAAGTGGGTGCTGGCGGAGCAACTGGTGGTACTTCAGCTAGTAGTGAAAGACCTAGTCGAGCAGAGTTTCAAGAACTTGTGCGCTCGTCTAATCCAGCAGATCGTGCTAAGGCAGAAGAGCTCTTCGGAGCGATGAGAGCCGCAGGCGGTTGGGCTGAACAAGCGTAAATCCATCTTATTATGGTTAGGCAAAACCTTAATTGTCATGTTCTGGTCATAGCGACCCAAAAGCTAAAATATAACATTATACCTATAATTTAACTTTTATAAAGACATGGCAATTAATAGTAATTTTTCCATTTATGAACCAGAGGCGTTTGTTGAGGTTGCACTAGCTAACCAGTATCCAAACCGACCAATGGTATCCAAAGCCGTTACTAACGTAGCTGGCGCATCTATCGAAGGTCTCGTTGCAGCTCGTAACAAGACTGTAAGTATTACTCGTGCAGTAAAGCCTACTGGAGCTCCTAGCTCTTACTCAGGTTCTTACTCTCTAGGTACTCCTGACGCTAACGAAGAGCAATTAGTAATCAACAAGCATTACTACTCTGGATTCAGCATCGATAAGGCTGACCAAAAGTTTGCACTTCCTGACTTAGTACAACAGCACTTCGTGCCAAGACTACACCAGCTTATTGACCAAATCAATAGTGACGTGAAAGTTGAGGCTCGTAAGGCTTTTGAAGTAGCTTTCGCTGACAACAACACTGACTCTACTGTAATGGACGACAATGACCTTGCAGAAGCTAGAAAGATTATGGCTTCTCGTAAGTTCACTACTGATAACCTAATGATGGTTATTGACCCATTCGTAGAGAAAGACCTTACTACTTTGAACATCTTCCAACAAGCCAACACTCGTGGTTCTGCTGACATTCAGTTAGGTGGAGCTATGGCTCGTGCTTATGGTTTTGACTTCTTCGTAGACAACGAAGGTTCTAGCCACACTGTTGCTACTGTAACTGACGCTACTATCGCAGCTACTGAAGCTATAGGACAAACTGAGCTAACTATCGACAATGGTAGTGGTGGTGCAGCAACTGTATCTTTAGCTGAGGGTGACATCGTTACTTTTGGTTCTGCTAAAGGTACTGATGACTTCTACACTGTTCAGTCTCAAACTGGAACTGTATTGACTATTAAAGAGCCATTACGTGCTGCTCTTGCTAATAACGATACTATCAACCCAGTTGATATTGCTTCAGGCGACACTGGTCGTGAGCAGTTCTTCTACGACCCATCTGCCCTTGCCTTAGTAACTGCTGTAATGCCTTCAGTGGATAGCGGTTCAGGTTCAGGCGTGCGTAGAGCTGCTGGTTTCGAGCCAATGAACAACGTAAACTACACATTGACTATCGAAGAAACCAAGTCAGGTGCTGACGTACTTATCGAAGTTCTTTACGGAGCTAAAGTATTCAGACCAGACCTAGGTGGACGATACATTCGTGGTAACGTAGCTAAGGCGTAAGC